CAGCAAGGACGGCTTTTTCAAGGGTGCGCCCAAGAAGGCTGATGGGGCATTCACTCAGGAAGCAACGCTTGCTTATGATGAGGGAACTTATACCTGCTACGAGCGGGCTATTAAGGACATCGTGACCGATAGGGCGGTTGCTTATGCTGACAGCCCCGTGCAGCCTAAGACTGACACCGTTGAGTTTCTTACCGAGAAGATCATGCTTTCCGAGGAACTGGATGCATGGGTTCTGCTTACTGGTGCCAGTGGGTTGTATCAGTCAGGTTATAGGACTATTCTTACGGCTACTACAGCGTGGGTTGACGGTACTGCCCCTGATATTCTAGGTGACCTTTCTGATGCTATTGTGGCTATTTCCAAGGCAATTGGAAAGCGCCCCAACCAGATCACCTTTAATACGGAAGTTGCTGAGTCAGTTGGTAATGATGACAAAATTCTTGAAATTCTTAAGTATCACGGCAAGGAAGCTGTTACGGGAAATCCGCTTCCGCCTACGCTGCGTAACATGAAGGTCATCATCACTGATGCGTTGGTGAATACGGCTGATGAAGGTTTGACCGCAGTGTATGACTATGTGCTTAGTGATAATTGCGTTGTGGCGTTTGTTGATGCCAGGAATCCGCTTACCATTGGTCGTACTTTTGTTAGCGCTCAACAGAAGGTTGCGCGGTGGCGTGATGATGATAGGGAAGGCGAATTCATTAAGGTGAATAAGGTATACAGTCCGAAAATTACTACGCTTTCGGCTGGTTATCTTTTCTACAATTGCAAGAATGGTTAATGAGAATTAAGCATTTGTGAAGTGCTGTGGGGTTAGGGGGCTGTGTCATGCAGCCCCCTGAAACCGTTTTAATCCATAAGGAGGAATCATACCATGGCAGATCGGTATTTTTGGGGAACCACTAAGATGGATAAGGTTAGAATCAGGAAGTATATTGATTTTGATGTTCAAGCAGAAGCGCCAGCAGTAAAACAAGGGCGGGTCTATGTTAATGCTGCCGGGAATCTTTTGATTTGTAATGATGGGACTAGTTTTGTTTATGTTGGTGATCAGGCTGCGTAATTTTTTTTTAATATGAGAGGTCGCCAGGTAATTTAGTTTGTAATCCTAAATAGGAGGTAATAATAATGGCTGACCGATATTTTTGGCACACCATTAGAATGGATAAGGTAAGGGTACGAAAGTATCTAGACTTTGATCTTTTATCTGAAGGCCCTGGTGTAGAACAGGGTAGAACTTATGTTGATGCTGATGGGAAGCTTAGAATTTGTAAAGATGGTCTTGAATTTACTCTAGTGGGGGCGCAATCATCTAGCCATAGTTCTTCTTCTAGCGCAAGTTCTAGCCATAGTTCTTCTTCTAGTAGAAGTTCTAGTCATTCAAGTTCTAGTCATTCAAGTTCTAGTCATTCTTCTTCAAGTAGAAGCTCTAGTCACTCCTCTTCAAGTAGAAGCTCTAGCCATAGTTCTTCTTCAAGCAGGAGTTCTAGCCATAGTTCTTCTTCAAGCAGAAGTTCTAGCCATAGTTCTTCTTCAAGCAGAAGTTCTAGCCATAGTAGCTCTAGTCACTCCTCTTCAAGTAGGAGTTCTAGCCATAGTTCGTCATCTGCATCATAACGTATGTAGCGTTGTGGGAGGGATTTAAAAATGAAAGTTATAGTAGCAATGGAAGACCTTAAATTGTGGGATGGGGATAAAGTTCTTCGTCCAAAGATGGGGGATGTAGTTGAACTTCCAAAAGAAATTGCTGATGCCGAAATTGAGGCTGGCTTTGTTAAATCAATTGGCAATAAAGTAGAGGCTTCTAATGAAGAGAAGCCTTTGCGTAAAGCTCAGAAACCTATAATCGAAAAAGTGTTGGAAGAGGATGATGAATAACAAAATCGCCTCTTCCAACACTTAACGGAAGAAAGGACGCCCCTTAATGGCACGCGATTATTGCGAACTTGTGGATGTCAAACGCTTGCTGCGTACAGCAAATCGGAAGATTAATACTTCTGAAGCCTATAAAGATTTAGGCTACAATTCTGACAACACAGGCACCATTAGGCTTACGGGCGTGACCATTGAGGAAAGCTATGCAGATCATGAACGTTTCACAGCTACTTTTTCTGATTCAACCAGTTTTGTAGTAAGCGGCGAGGAAAGCGGTTATTTAGGAACAGGCAGTATCGGCAGTCTGTTTTCTTGTTCGCGCTTTTCAATCGACTCTACATCCTGGACCGGGACACCAGGTGCTAATGATGTCGTGTATTTCGTTTCTGATTCGGATGTCAGCACCGATGATGCTGAAGCTTATATCGGAGATGCCAGCAATTTTATCAGGAATAAGTTGGGGGAGTTGTTTGGTGACTCTACTAACATTCCGTGGGAAACTGAATTGACTCTTGCTATTCCTGATGGGCTGGTTTTTGCTGCAATACGTCTCGCCGCTTACTACATCTTTTCTTCAGCAATGGCTGGAACTGTGATAAACCAAGAAGCACCAATTATTTATTGGTACAAAGAAGGGTTGCAAGCTATTGAAGATTTTTTGGCTTGGTATAAGAAAGAAACTCAGGTTGGTTCTCCGCGCTGGCGCTCGCGTGAAGTATTATTTACAGAACTTGGAATAAGTGGTTTGGAAGAAGACGTAATTAATGTAACTGAAGATACAACCTTAGATACATCGTATGGTAGGAATTAACAATTGATTAAGTTTACAATTGATATTTCGGGCATTAAAGAACTTGAGAAAGCCTTGTTGGGAATTGAAAAAGTTCTTGAGAATTTAATGCCTTATGGAAGAGGTATACAAAGAGAAGTACTATTCAAAATGAAAGAGAATTTTGATTTTATAGATACCAAAATCACTAATGAATCTACTTACGCTAGTAATAAAGGGAATTTACCAGTAGGTGTTTTAACGGGGAAATTACAGAATGCAATGTCTGGCAGCGGTATTGGTAGTATCAATCAATTAATTCCTATGTCAACTGGGTTTGAAACTGGTTTTAATTATATATACGGAGTTGATGAAGGACCATTTAGGAATAAGTATCCGCTACATTTTAAAAAATGGCTTAAGAGTAAAGGTGTAGACGAACTTGTTGCTCTTACAGATTATCAAGCAGAAATGATTGCAGATGATTTTTTTGCTGATATAATTGCTAGTATCGAAAGAGCTATTGGCGGAGGCGGATAATAATGGCGCGTGATATTGACCTTGGCGATCTTAATAATGTAATGGATAATGCTAGGGCAAATATTAGAGAACTCTTTAATCTGTATCAACATGATGAACTTGGAGTTCGGTTTACTGAAATTTATGAAGAAGAACACAAAGCGCCAAAAAGAAATTCGGTTGCCATAGACATTGATAGTTTTTCGACAACTCAACGTGCATGGCATAATCGAACAAGCATAAGGTATACCATTGGCATTAACGTAAATATCTGGTATTATCATGAAGACTTAAATGAAAAAACCAGAAAGCGCGACGTTATGCAAGTGGTTTGGCGTATAGCGAATATGTTCGTAAAACATGTAACGGTTAATGGCTTTTGTTCTGAGCTTGGGTGTGAGATAATTTCAAGCGAATATTTGCCACAAATAACCGATCAAAAAATTATTGCGGCAGGTGTTGTAAGGATTAAGCTCAATAAACTTTTTCAAGTAGTGAATGCTGATTAATCTAGGTAATGATAGAAGGAGGCTAAAAGATGGCATCCCCGGCAACTGGTTCGAGAGGGCAAATCGGTTTTTCTCAAGAAGGAATTTGGGGGCATAAGCAGCCTACGCCTAAATTCTTTATTGAATTTCTGAATGAGAATATTGTTAGTGAAATGGGGTCATTGATTTCTGGTTCAATGAGGTCTGATAGGGCTGTGCATAAACGTATTAGTGGAGTAGAGAGTGCTGGCGGCGATTTGAATTTTGAAGTTTCTGCTGCTGGTGATTTTGGTAAAGTTTTTAAGCACGCTTTGGGCAGTGTAACTACAACCAGACTTGACAGTGCATTTGTTCTTAAGCTTATTGACGTTGCGTCTACTGCCGCAGTGTTGACGATTACTGCGGTAGCGAGTTTGGCTACAAGACTTCGAGTTGTTGTAACTGGCGGTACTGGTACGGGAATAGATGTTTACACTGCTGATACCACTGCCAATACAATTCAAGAGTTGATGGATTACATTAACGTCGCTGGAACTGGATTGGCCGCATACAGCCCGACAAGTTATGCTGCTGGTGGAACTACTACTACTATTCAAGCGGCAGATTATGCAAACGGAACTGATAATAGTAATCTACTTCAAGCGGTAGCTGCTGTAGACCTAATTCAGAACGCAGCGGGTGAAAAAGCTTTTCTTGTTTGCTTTGGGTATGGTGTATATCAGCATGTCATTGATGCAAGCCCCACGCTACCGGAAGGGCTTACTTTCGAAATTGGGCGTGATGTTGCGGCATTTACCTATGCTGGTTGTAAGGCTAATACCCTTACCCTTACGGCTGATACTGGGGAAATCCTTAAGGGTACAGTCGGGTTGATGGCTAAGGGTGGTACTACAGCGTCAAGAGCTGTTGCGACTGCTGGCAATACTGGAAATGCTAAAAATGCATTTAGTATTCGATGCAATGGAACCCCTGCTACTTGCACATTTACAGTTGATAAAACTAATCATCATATTAATATCACAAGCGCGACTGCGGCTCAAAGTCTTAACTTAGATATCAGTATTCCATTTACTGACCCGGATACGGGTATTGTTTATCCGGTTCATACGGTTGGTGGTCTTGTAAGCTACCTTAATAATCTTGCGTATATTGTGTGTACAATTTCTGATTATACTGACTTGGATGCTGATTGTAGCTATTTGGCCGCAGTTGGGCCTACTGACATTCTTGTCACTACACCGGTAGTAATTGACTTTGATACTGCCGATATTAAGTCTCTGCCTGATGCATGGGGCGATTATATTGGTACAGATTCTGGTACAGCTAAAGATTTCTTCTGTACAATTGTTACTCCTGGTGTACCGGGAACTGCCACTATTAAATTCAGTGCTGATGCTGGTGCGACTTTTGGGGATATATATACCACAAGCGCAACACTTCCAACACAGGTGCGTTTAGCCAGCAATGTAGATACTGGATTTACCATTTTCTTCCCTGATAATTCTGCGCTTCAGGCAAATGATGATTGGACTATCAGCACGTTTAAGGATGAAGAAACTGGCAGTACGTATAGTACATTGGACCCGTTTGCAGGGTTTGATGGTGCGCTAACAGTTGATGGTACTGAACAGCCCATTATGGGCTGGAATTGTACACTCACTAATAACCTGTTTGGCGATAAGTATCATCTTGGATATCGTACGCGGGCAAGTTTGCCAGAACAAAAACGTGGTGTTGAGGGAACTGTTTCGGTTGAGTTTGATGACCTTGATTTGTACAGGCGCTTTATTAATGGCACTGCGGGTAATCTTGTGATGACTTTTACCAGTGATGAGTACATTGCTGGTGCTGGTAGTTTGGGGAATAGTCCGTCTCAATATAGTCTTGCCATTAGGCAACCGAATATTGAGTTTAACGGTGCCACACCTGTGATTAAGGACGAAGGCATCATTACAGTTGATATGCCTTATGTGGCCTTGTATGATGACGCGAATACTATTCCTGAACTTCGCATTACCCTTGTAAATAATACTATCTATCTGTAAGAGTAATTTGCTGTTATTTAAAAAGGGGGAAAGTCAATTGACCTTCCCCCTTTTTTCTCTTGAGGAATAATAAGCCGTATGTAGGCTGTACAGCCTACTTATGCATTTCAAAGTATATTTAGTGGGGAAGGCATGCGTTCTGTTAGAACTGTGATTTTAATGGTTTATTATTCCCCATGGCTTTTTGTTGCATTATGCTTGAGTTTCTTATTTAGGTTGTGCTATTATTTATCCCAGAAAATGGGTAAGCATCATGTGGAGTATTGGAAGCTTACCTGGAAATTGTATAAGGTTTTGGTTAAGTGGTTGGGCCAAACCCAAGTAGACACAAGGAGGTATTTAGTCATGAGTAAGATCTTTGGAGTTCGCGCCGATCAAGTACATGATTACATTGTCAAGGCACAGCGAGATGAAGACCCGAAGGAACAGGTAAAGTTTCGGGTTAGAATGCTTAGTGCCGTCGAGTATGCGGAAATTCAGAATGACCTATACCAAATCTCCGGTATGGGTGATAACAGAGAAGAGCGTATTGTCACTGGCACACAAGTTCTTGAAACGTTGGTTCTTGGACTTCGTGGGTGGAGTGATAATTTTTGCTTTGATGACGGTACGCCTGTTATTTGGACTGACCTTGGAACTGAAGTTTCTGTAGAGGGCAAGCGGCGAGTTATGCTACAAAACATTGATAAGTTGCTGCCATCTATACGTTCTGAATTGGCAGAATATATTCGTTGTGAGTCAAAGTTGGGGGAATAGAGGAAGCGGCTCTTAGGTTAGCAGTTAGGTGGGCTGCGTTTCTTGAAAGTAAAAAAGCCTATGCTGCGTGGGAATGTGGGTATTGCAAGCGGCGCGGGTTGGATAAAGCGCGGAATTGTGGTTGTGATGTAGTTGGGACATGCCAAGAACATGGAGAAATTAAGCACGGCTTTCAGGAGGTAAGTAAGGATACTGGTAAGGCCCTTTGCCCCAAATGTCAAAAGGTTTTGAAAGTACCTTTTGAATTAGTACTAGGTAAGAAATTCCGAGTTTGGCGATGTCCTGTTAAAGATGTTACGGTCGAGGCTCTGTTCTTTGTGAGGTTGGTTAATTGGTCGGAAGAAATTGGAACTGTTCCAAATGGCGGTGCGTTGCTAAATGAGACAAACTTATATTTTGAGATTAGAAACATAATAGTTTACGAACAAGCGCACGCTCACGAAGAATTTAGAGATAAAACCGAACCACAACACAGTGTTTCGCATGATAGACAGCCTGGGAAAATAAGGTCGCGCCCATCCACGCTCCGGCATTAATATACTTCATAATGGGGCAAGGGCAACTTAGATGACAAAAGACCTTATTCTTCAAATCAAAGCTACTCAAACTGCTGCTACACAAGTTCGTGAACTTAGAAACGAACTTACTACACTCATTAGAGAAGCCGAGCGCATTGCTAAGACTTCTTCAAAATCTACTGCTGGTATGGATAAAACCTCCCAAGCTGCAACTAAACAAGCGCAGACTATTGATAAATTAAATAGAGTATTGGAAAAATCGCTTAAAGCTATTTCTAGTTTACAAATCAAAAATCGTGAGTTAGAAAAGGGGCTTCGTGGTGTTGCGTCTTCTGCCGAGAAAGGCGCAGTCGCAATGAATACATTAGGAAATAGTGTTGTACAAGCTAAAGATAAGATGAGGGGTGGCAATGATCAAATGAAGATGCTCACCCGAACTACCACTGCTGGCTTTAAGGCTATGATGATTTCTCAGGCAGCTTGGTTGGCAGGATTCTCATTAATCTTTGGTCCATTATATAAATTTGGAGAATTAATTAAAGAAGCAATAGACATTGATAATCAATTTGCGCGTTCTGTTCGAGTTCTTCGTAGTGAAAATGAGGATACCGGTGCAGCCTTAGCAGAGGCCTATTCCGCAATGACTTATGAAATGGCTCGTACCGGTTCTGGTGCCAAGGAAGTAAGTGAGGTTCTTTACCAATTAGGAAGTGCAGGACTTACCACCCAAGAGGCCATGGCCGCCCTTAGTTCAACTATGGATATTATTGTGGGCACGGAAGCTGACATTACTAATGTCACTAAACTTGTTGCCGGTGTTTACAATAACGTTAAAGATTCAATAATGCGTGCTGCTGATGGCACCATTGTTTTTGTTGGGGCTAATACACAATTACAAGATCAATTGAAAAATAATGTTACTCAAACTGAAAAGTTTGTTGCTATTAACGACGTTCTTGTTACTGCCTTTGACCAACATCAGGTTGAAATGAGCGAATTGGTTGATGGACTAAAATATGCAATTTCCACTACAATTGCTGCCGGTATGTCATTTACTGAATTGACAGGGGTGCTTGTTACATTAAATGATCATATGGTTAAGGCCGGTACTGCTGGCCGTTCCTTTCAAAGTTTGGTTGCCCGTATAGCTGCTGATTCGCAGAAGTTTGCTACGGCTTTTAATATTAAAATTGATGCTTCTGCACCTCTTGATATGATGGATATTTTACGGCAACTTCATGAGAATATAGACTCCTCATATTATAGTGTAGAAGAATTAGGGCTTATGTTTCAGCGCACAGGCTTGCGTGGCGCTAAGTCAATGGCGATTCTAGTTAAGTATTATGATGAACTTATTAAAAATACTAAAGAATTGGAAACTGGATCACAAGGTGCTGCACGGCGTATGGCAGAGGTTATGATAGAAACCCCTGCCCGCTCATTGGCTAGGCTTAATCAAGCTTTGATTCTTGTCACTAAAGCTATAATTGCCATTCCTGTATTTGTTTTTTTTGAACTTATTAAAGCAATAAATTGTACCGTAGTTGCAGCAATGGAATTGAATAAAGCCCTTGGGGGTATACCCGGATATTTGTTTGCTATTGGTGCGGCGGTAACTGGAGTTTATATAATTCTTGCTGCTATTCGTATGCTTGTGGTTACGTTCCCCATTGTGGAGTCGGCTGTTTGGGGAGTGTTGATTGCCTTTAAGGCTTTTGAAATAGGAGGAGTGGCGGCTATTTTTACTGGAATTGCTGCTTCAGCCAATAGAGTAAAACTTGCCTTTCTTGGTCTTATACAGGTTATTACTTTTTTGGGCGATGCAATTGCGGGTGGAATTATTGCTACATTTGGAGTTCTTGGCGCATGGATAATTGCCATTGTTGCTGCTTTAGGATTAGCGTATTATGCCTGGACACAGTTTTCTAAAGGTGCTAAAATAGCTGATGGTGTACTTAAAGATGTTCAGAAAGGTATGAGCGCTTCTCAAAGGCAAACTGAAGCGAGTAATGGCAAAATTGTTGAGCTTATGATGTCAACTTATGATTTAATTGATGCAAATAAAGAATTGCATGGTATAGATTTAGGTACAGCAGCAGAAAACGTTGGGGCAAAACGTGAAATGCAATTGATTGAGGATAAGATAACTCAAAGTTATCTTGGTCGTTCTATTACGCTTGGTAAAGAATTCGCTATAACTGAAGAAATATATAATAAGCGCGTAGAACTTGCTGAATTGGCTGGGGAGGAACTTGCTCTTACAGAACTTGGTAAAAATAAACAGCAAGATTTAACAAAAGCACTTCAAACTTACAGAGAAAAATTTCAAGATGTTCTTGATTCATATGATGAACTTATCAAAAAAATAACTACAACGACTGAACTTGCCCAAGAGTTTGCTGATTTCGCCACAACTTTGAAATTCAATTTTAAAATTTATGAAGCAGTCGTAAACGGTATTGGTAATGCCGATGATGCTTATAGGGATTTCACTGTAGGTATGGCTGCCAATATGACAGATAGTGTTATTGCACAAATTTCTCAATTAAACCGATTGTTCAATCAAGTTTCAGCCGGTGGCAATGTTTCACTTGAAGAATTTATTGGGTATTGGAAGCGAGTTAGTAAAATTGGTCCCGAAGCTGTTGGTAAAATTTGGTCACAAATGGAGAAACTTAGGGAGAGTATTAAAAAATCTGAAGAAGGTTTACGCGCATATGCTAGGGAATTTGCTAGTTTAAATATTTCCGCAGTTAAAGACATAACATCTATTTGGGATGCAATTGGTATGGGGCCAAAGGGGGCTGTTAGTTTAGTTTCTGAAGCGGAAAAGAGTGGAAAGGAAGTAAAAGATTTAACAGAAAAAGCCGACGAAGCACGTAAGGCACTTGATGAATTACAAAGAAAAGCTTTAGAAGGTGGTGTTAGTTATGATGACATAGCAAAGGCTATGGAAAATTGTGCTGAGGCAGAAGATGAATTATCTAAAGCAACGGAAAATGATACTATAACACGCCAACGTGCTAATGATTCTGTAATTATTGCAACGCAACTTATTAATAGAGAAAAAGCTGCAATTTCTAGTAAGATGTCTTTACTACAGAGTCAAGCCAGTATATACCGCGAATCAGCTAGTGTGGCAAATGCAACATTTGCTGAACGTGAAGCAGCTTTTACAAGTGAATTTGAAAATTATAAAGAACTTAGTCAATTGCAAATAGATCTTAATAATAAGGAACTGGAAGCATTAGACATTAAATATGCCCAACGAGAAATATCTCAATCAGAATATTATGCTCAACAATTTGCGCTTGCTACTAAAAGTCAAGGTGCGCTTGAAGCTCTTGATAGAAAAAGAGAACAGGCTCAAACAGATATGATGGGGGCGACTAAAGGAGCACAAGAAGAGCAAAAGGCACAACTTAAAGCTTTAAATGAGATGTATCAATCATTAATTGTAGCATTGAATACGGTTGCTGATAGATTAAGTTTCCTTAATTTTAAAACTTTACCGGAAGATGTAAGCGCTGTATTTGTAATTGCAGAAAAAGCAATTCAAGACTTACTGGATACAACATATGAATATAAAGATTTGTTAGATACATTATGCAGCGCGAGTTATGTAATTAATGTTACACAAAAAACTACAGAAACAAGAAAAGTAGTGGAAGAACCGGCTACTCCTATGGAAGAAACACGGGGTTCATCTGAAGGTTATTATCAATATGGTGGGTTAATTAATACTGCTTCACGTACCTTTGTGAGTGCAGGGGAAGGATTTATGGCACCACAATATGTTAGGAAGAATTTACCTACGTTGCAAGCCTTGAATGCCGGGAATGCCGTACCTATACGTGGTGGCGCATTTCCTATGTCAAGGTTTGTTGGGCCTTCGGGTATTGATAACATAGAAACGTCGCTACCGCGTGGTAGTTTCGTGGTAAGCCGAAAGGGCATGCAAGCATTTGAAAGGGCTACAAAGGCCATTTCTGAGCGTCAGAACTACCAAACTGGCGGTATTGTGGGTGGTAATGCGGAACCTAATATCACAGCGGCTAGTTCTAAGCCTGAAGATAAGGCAATGTTTGAATTAACGCTTAGTTTGGGTAATGGTGGAAAGCGGAGTTATCCGTTGTACGGAACGCATTCGGTTGTGAAAGAAATTAAGGATCACTTGGAACGCGAGAATTTGACTAAACTTTAAGGGGGGAGTACGTTTGTGAAGTTCTGGTTCTCAGAGGAAAGTTCTTTCGATACGCCTAATACCGACCGTACTTATACGATTGATATAGCTAACGAGCGTATTGAAAGAAATATGGAATACAACGAAGTTCAAGAATTCATGGGGGGACCAGTTTCTTCTCGTCAATCGTCTTTCTATACTGTAAATGGGGAAATCATTGCAGAACTCACTTTTCAAAATGAGGCGTGGTCGCGGTTATTTGGTTGCCTTATGGGTTCGCGTACAGTCATTGATAACTATAAATTCAAACTCGATGCAACTAAATCATGGGGAGTTGTAATTGGATATCTTGATAATGATCTTGCTGCTGACTCTACTTCTATTACAATTAATGGCGGTGATGAATCTACGTTATTTGATAATGTTGAAGCGTTAATTATTAACGAAGAGTTTATTACCGTTAGTTCCGTTGCTGCTAACGTTGCCGCTGGTTGTGGGCGCGGTGCGGAAAGTACAACTGCCCGAGTTCATTATAGTAAAGATTTGGTTTATGGCCTAGTGGCTGATGGTGACCGTTCTGTTGTAATTTGTCATAGAAAGAAGGTTGGTGGTTTTCGGGAATTAGGCAAAAGCTTAACTATGGTATTGGACCGTAGTGATATTCTTTTTGCTTATAGCGGAATGTACATACGTGCGGCTAATTTTAATTTTCGTACTTTTGATGAAGTTAATGTTTCGCTTACGTTTGATGGGGCTGATTCCACTTCTAACATTACGTTGGTTGATACGGCAATAACCGACACGTATCCAATAATTAACGCTACAGATATAAAAGTATTCTCTGAACATTATGACGAACAACTTAGGCAACTCTATGTGCAAATATAC